CCTTACTATGAGATACCAGGAAGAGATGAGAAATGGTTAGAAGAACAAAAAGGCCTCTTAGGAGAGGTTAAATTTAATCAAGAGGTTTTATGTGAGTTTTTAGGTTCTACAAATACTTTAATTAATTCTGCCACAATTGGTAGGTTAAGTACTAAAGAACCAGAGTTTCAAAATGCCGGATTAGATATATATGAAGAGCCTCAAGAAGGACATTACTACGCTATGGCATGTGATACTGCAAGGGGCATAGGTGGAGATTACTCTGCCTTTGTAGTAGTTGATATTACTGAAATGCCATATAAAGTAGTAGCAAAATATCGTAAAAATGATATAGCGCCTATGTTATTTCCTGATGTAATAGGAAAGGTAGGCAGGGACTATAACAATGCTTTTATATTAGTAGAAGTTAATGATATAGGACAACAGGTAGTAGAGATACTACACCAAGAAGTAGAGTACGAAAACATTCTTAGTACAGTTACAGAACAACAAAGGCAATATGTAAGTCCTGGGTTTGGTAAAGCAACTAAACTAGGGGTAAATACTTCTAAACAAGTAAAAAGACAAGGGTGTTTTACATTTAAGTCTTTACTAGAAGAACAAAAACTTTTGATATTTGATGAACATATAATACATGAAATATCAACATTTATTGAGAAGGGTAACACATATCAAGCAGATGAAGGTTACCATGATGATTTAGTTATGTGCATGGTTTTATTTGGATGGCTATCAAGTCAAAACTTCTTTAAGGATATGACTGATGTTAATACTAGAGAAGGATTATATGGCCAACAGATGGGAGAGATTGAAACTAATCTTACACCATTCATTAGATTAGATGGACAAGAACCAGATGTAGAAGTTATAGGAGAGGATGTTTGGCTACTAGAAGACGAATATCACCCTAGAAGTTTACAAAAAAGATTGAAAGATTTAATAAACAGATAATGTACACACGCATATAGAAGTCTGTACACTTAGAAAGGATTGTTAAAAATAAATTTATTATAAATAGTTGGATGATAATAATAAAACTTGTGTCATTCATAAGATAATATAAACCGAGGAGAAAAACATGGCATTTCAGCTATCACCAGGCGTTGTCGTAACTGAAACAGATCTTACAAGTGTTGTACCAGCGGTTGCATCTACTACAGGTGCTTTTGTAGGTAACTTCCAGTGGGGTCCAGCAGGCGAGATCGTAACAATAAGTTCAGAGAATAATCTTGTTGAAAGATTCTTCGAGCCAGATAACGATACAGCAGTAGACTTTTTTACAGCAGCATCATTCTTGGCATATGGAAACAATCTGAAAGTAGTCAGAGCCGTAGATGATGATACAGCGAGGAACGCTGTAGCATCTGGAACAGCAGTCTTAGTCAAAAATGAAGAAGACTATGTTCAAAATCATAGAGACGGATCTGGTTCTAATGGAATGTGGGCAGCAAGATGTCCGGGAGCTTTAGGAAACAGTCTTAAAGTATCTTTCGCGGATTCAAGTAATTTTGACAGTAATTCAGTAGCATCTACTACTATAACAGCAGCAGGATCTGGTTATTCATCAGCTCCAACTGTAACATTTAGTGCAGCACCAGCAGGCGGTATTACTGCTACTGGTACAGCATCAGTAGGTGGCGGAGCAGTTACAGCTATTACTATTACTAATCCAGGAAACGGATATACCAGCGCACCAACAATTACAATAAGTGGCGGAGGCGGTTCAGGAGCTACAGCAACTGCAACCTTAGCTACTGATTGGGCATACAAAGAAAAATTTGATACAGCACCTTTAACATCTACTAGAGTTTTAACTTTAGGTGGATCTAACGACGAATTTCATATTGTAGTCGTAGACGAAGATGGTTTGTTTACAGGAACTATAGGTACAGTTCTTGAAACATTTGCAGGAGTTTCTAAAGCATCAGATGCTAAAGGACTCGAAGGTGGTTCAATTTATTACAGAGATGTAATTGAATCCCAATCTAAATATATTTACTTCACAGATCACCCAGCAAGTGAAACAACTTGGGGTACTAGTGGAGCAGGTAAAGCATTTACTTCTAACTTCACTTCATCAGAGTCAACAGTAAGTTTGACTGGCGGTGTATCTGATGCACCTGATAGTGGAGATATCCAAGCCGGATACGCACTATTTAATGATTCAGAAAGCACTGACATTTCACTTGTATTAACAGGTGGACACGGAACAACAGACGGGAAATGGGTAACAGACAATATTGCTAAAACAAGAAAAGACTGTTTAGCATTCCTAAGTCCTCAGATGGGCGATGTTGTTAACAATGCAGGTTCAGAAGTAACAGCAATGAAAGCTACTAAAGCGCTTTTAACACCTACTTCTTATGCCGTAATGGACGGTAACTGGAAATATATGTACGATAGGTACAACGATGTTTACAGATGGGTTCCATTAAATGGCGATGTAGCAGGTCTATGTGTTGAAACAGATAACACTACAGATCCTTGGTACTCACCAGCAGGATTTAACAGAGGTCAAGTTAAAAATGCAGTTAAATTAGCATTTAACCCTACTAAAGCAAACAGAGACGACATGTACTCAGCAGGTATTAACCCTGTTATTAATAGTACAGGCAACGGAATAGTATTGTTTGGAGACAAAACAATGGTTGCAGCTCCAACAGCGTTCAACAGAATTAATGTTAGAAGGTTGTTTATTGTATTAGAAAAGGCTATTGCTATAGCAGCTAAGTATCAACTATTTGAATTTAACGATTCATTTACAAGAGCTCAATTTACATCACTACTTACACCGTTCTTAAGAGATGTCCAAGGCCGTAGAGGGATTTACGACTTTAAAGTAATTTGTAACACATCAAATAATACCCCACAGGTAATTGATAGTAACGAATTTGTAGCAGACATATTCATTAAGCCAGCTAAGTCAATCAACTTTATACAGTTGAACTTTATAGCTACTAGAACTGGTGTGTCTTTTGATGAGATTGGTGGTTAACAATTATAAATAAGTTTATTAGGAGAACTAACAATGGATATACAACTATTTAAATCAAGACTTGGGGCTGGTGGAGCCAGACCTAATCAGTTCTTGGTAGAATTGGCATTCCCTGCTTATGTAGGATCGCCAGATTTGACTGCTAGTGTTCTTGTAACTGGAGCTGCTATGCCAGCTTCAACTGTTAATCCAGCTATAATACAATACAGAGGTAGGGAAGTTAAATTGGCAGGCGAAAGGATTTTTGATCCTTGGACAATAACTATTGCCAACGATACTGCTCAGTCATTAAGACAACCTTTTGAGGAGTGGTTAGACGGAATGAATGCAAAAGCTGATAACTCATCAATTGCATTACAACCAAGAGATTACCAAGCAGACATAACGGTCACACACTTAGATAGAAACGATAACGCGTTGCCTGGCGGAATTATAACTTTAAGAGACGCTTTTCCAATTAACATGTCAGAAATTGCATTACAATATGCACAGAACGATATAATTGAAGAGTTCACAGTTACATTCCAGTATCAGTCATACGATGTTGCTAACTAAGAACCCGTAATGGGAACGGATAAATAATTATGGATATTTTTGGATTTGAGATAAAACGGAAGAAGACGCCCGAAGGTGAAAAATCCTTCGTGGCGCCATCCGAAGACGGTGCAATAGAGTCGATTCGAGCAGGTGGGTACTATGGTACTTACATGGATCTGGAAGGGGTAGCCCAAACAGACGCAGAATTGGTTAAAAGGTATCGAGACATTGCCATGATGGCAGATGTGGATACAGCAGTAGAGGATATAATAAACGAATCTATTGCACAGTTGGAAAATGAATCTCCCGTTGAACTTAACTTAGACGATGTTCAACTATCGTCAGCAGTTAGGAAATCAATCCAAAAAGAGTTTGAAGAGATTAAAAACTTAATGGATTTTAAGGCTCAAGCTCAAGATTATTTTAGAAGATGGTATATTGATGGCAAGATATTTTTTCATAAAGTCATCGATATGGACAATCCTAAACAAGGGATTAAGGATATTAGATATATTGATCCTAGGAAAATTAGGAAGGTGCGAGAAGTAAAGAAGGAAAAGAATCCTTCAGGCGTACAGTTTGTTAAAGAAGTTAATGAATTCTTTATCTTTAATGACAAAGGAGTAACTTCAAAACCAGGACAATATATAGCTCCTGAGAACCAACAAGGTTTAAAAATAACAAAAGACGCTATAGCATACGCACCAAGTGGTTTGGTAGATCACGATAAGAATATTTCATTGTCGTATCTACATAAGGCAATTAGGCCTGCAAACCAACTTCGTATGATGGAGAACGCAGTAGTAATTTATAGAATTACAAGAGCTCCAGAAAGAAGAATATTTTATGTAGATGTTGGTAA